CCATAAAGAAGCCTTCCGCTTCCGCCTCGTCTTTTAAATCCTGTTGAAAGGATGTGTTTAATTTTTGTACTATACTATCAACGTCCCTAACAAATGATTGTTGAATCTGTTGATCGTATTTTTCTAGTGGTTGTGTTAATGATTGTACAATTCTAGCCATTATCTTCTTCCATCCGGTTGTATATCTAATCTAAAAGTTCCTAGCTTCCAGTGTTGTCCGGTGCTTGTATTGTCAACCTTTAAAGATATAGCTCTTGCTCTTGCACGTGTGTCTATTTTAGTTGTACTTGTTGTAGACGTAAATGGACCTAGTGAAGAACTAGCTTGTGAATCTGTTGGATAATTTTTTAAGTTTAATGTCACTCTTGCATCTCCAGTTTGTTGTAAAAAGTCTGGAAGTACTCTTCTAATTTTCATCATGTGCTCTCCGTCTCCTCTTAAATCTGCTCCGCCACCCTGTGTTGCTGATATATCAAAATCACCTGATTCGATACTTGCAGAAATTGCTGAAGCTGCTCCTGCTTTAATTTGATTCACTCCTGTTTCATGTTCATAGTAGATTGTAACACCATCCGTATTACCAACGGTTGTATCACTGGTTGCACTTGAGTCGTATTCTGTTGCATGTGGTTTTCCAAATATATGTGAATCAGACCATGTTGATCTTGCTAATGTACTTGTAGTCCATACTGGTCGCTCCGGTGTTGAATCCATATAATTGTAAGTTACTGATCTATTGTTAGATGCAGCACCACTTCCTGGATAGAACCAAGTCACTTCACCGAACAAGTTATTCAGTCCTGCATAAATATGTTGTCTAGGAACTGTATTAATATCATCGTAAACATAGTCTTCAACTAAACATGCTAGTGAATCTAGTTTACCAGTGTACCTAAAGAAACCATTTTCTGACATCCAGTATGCAGAACCATCTACTTCAACAGCTGCATTCTTTCCAATCAATCCACAGTTTGTTCCAACTTGTTGAAATGAAAATACGAAAGGTGCGCCAACAAATCTCATAATAAATAAAGATGTATCGGTCCAAATGTAAATTGCATCCCGACCTCTTATCGCTGCAACGATCCGTGTTCCGTCGGCCAGTCTTTGTGTGCCAGCGGTATTAGTTGCTGAAGGTGTATACGAAGTTGATGCATTAATTGATTCTTGATCTGACCAACGTATATACATATCATCCTGTGTTGATGTAGTTCCAATAGTGGTTTCAGTACCAAAGAAAACTAAGTGTCTATCGGGAGTGGATACTAAAGTTTGTGTCGCTGCTGTTGGTGCATTGGCAACGATTGTGGCTCTTGTCGATGTTGCACTATCAGCATCTGAATTCCATTCAAAAGTTGCACCATCAAATATAGTTGCAATCAATTTATTTCCAAAATTATCCAATGACCATAGACCAGGAGCCGTTACAATGTCTCCAGTTTGCGATGCACCCCACTTGGTATAGTCAGATGCATCGGTAACTGTTGCTCCATCAGAGTGTGAAGCAGCTGTTGTGTTATCTGATCCTCTTGTTAATCCTGATAAAGTATTTGTTCCAGTAGTATTCGTTGTATAAGCAATTCTTTCACTATCTATTAAAACCGTTCCTGATGAAGGCATGGATGATGAACTTGCTAAAACTATACTAGATGAACCTGAAGTTAATGCTCCATCTAATGTGTTAAAAACTTCTCCAGCAACAGTACCACCCCAAAGACCTAGTCCCCAACCAGCAGCTGATTCTTCAACCGCAGGTCCTATTGAATAAAAATGTTGAACTCTTATTCCACCTGATGTGGATGCTCCTGATCCACTTTCATTGGATCCCATTTCAATTGTAATAGTCGTTGAACTTGGAACAGTTGCTACCATAAAATTAGTATCGTCAAAATCATCAGAGTCAAAATTAGAATCAGTGATAGTAGAAAAATTATCCAAACGGACAATATCATATTTTGTAATATTATGATCAGATGCAAAAGTGATTGTAACTGTTGCATCGCCATTCGTTGTTGTAAAAGCGCTGGTTAATGTTGTTGTAGCTTTAATCGGAGTAATGTCATAGAAGGCTCCTCCAGAATATATATATAAAAATCTATTTGTACCTAATGCAGCGTATTTAATACCACTAGCATTAACAAAATGGTGTAAAGCTGTATTTCTTCCTGTAAGAGTAGCATCTCCTAACTGAGCCCAGCCACCTATTTTTTCAGGTGAACCATATCTAAAACGAACATAATCACCGTCAACCCATTGGCCCTCGCCGCCCGTTGCTGTGACTTGTTTGTTAATTCCAGGTTGAAATCTTAATTTTTGTAGCATAATTATCTTGCGTTGTTTGGTACTCCTTTTGAATTTACGAATGGTTGTTTTGCAAAAGCCATATACACATAAGTTCCACCTGAAGCATTCCACCCATTACCTGAATCTCTTATTTTAAAACCATTGGATAAAAAATCAACCCAAACATTAGTGCTTTCGGCAGTATTTGCATCAGCTTTTGAAAATGTGTTAATAACATTAAACGTACTTCTTTTTGCATCACTTATTACCCAATTATTTCCAGTATCAGCTCTTCTAACCATAAGAAAAGCTGGGCGCATCCCAGTGAAAACGAAGGTACCATTTGCATTCCCATTTCCTGTGTATGATTTAAACTTACTGTAGCCTTGCTTAGGTGCGAAAACATACGAAACCATTGCACTGCTATCATTTGTTCCTGTGTTAGTTCCAACTGAGTAGACGCTTGACGTGGGGTCCGTGTCATTCCATAAAGTAGCATCATCTTCTTTAGCATCATTTGTACTTAATCTTAGACCATGAGTATTACCATTAGCTATATGATAAACGTACCAATCATTAGTACCACCTGTTTCTTTTGAAATTATCATTTCAGGAACTGCACCCAAACCATGACCAATAGTTGCATTTGAACCTGAACCTGTAAAAGTATTAATACTAAAGCCAGCGGTTGTGCTAGCACTTGTTTTTGTTGTATTTATTGTACCATCAGTATTTGATGAACCAGAACCATTTGCTTTCCAGCACCAAGCTACCATTTTTTCTGTATTACCATTAATATCTCCTTGACTTCCTACTGTAAAACCATCACTCCCAAAAGCAGTTAAACTATTAGCATCAGTGCCTTCTGCGGCATTTGTATTTGAATGAATGTCTTTCGTAACTCCTCTAGCTGCATCAATTAAAAAATGCTCACCTGTAGCATCTCTATTTTTCATCCAAACCAAATCTGGTTGCATATCTTCCTCGCCGTCTAAAGTTTGTGCATGACCAGAGCTTCCGTTTCCAGTGTATAGCTCTGTCTGAAAATATAATTCTGGATTATCTATTGCTGTATAGGCCATTATCCGTACTCCGCCAAATTCTTTGAACAAAGAGAAAAATATCCCGAGGGGACCGCGTACTCAAAATTGCCGTAGCCATCTGCATCTGCGTTTCCTGATGAAATTGTAAAAGCTGGACAACCACCAAAGTTCCATTGACTTGTAACTGAATCAGCGTGTCTTTTTCCACTACCAAAATAATATACACCATCTCTTGTTGAGGCTACAGCAGTCACACTATGAGCCGCGCCTGTTCCTGTTGCACCACTTGTAGGGTCGCCTGAATTTTGCCATGTTCCATTTTTTGCGAAGTACACCTTATTATTCGTAAGGTCTAATGCTATTGAAATAATGTCATTGGTTGTATAACTATCTCCATAAGAAACACCATTACCATCATTTTTGGCATTACCATTTTCACCTTCATAACCCCAAGTATATTCTTCATTAGCTAAAACAGTTCCTATAGCTTTTGGAAGTTCACTTGCTACGCCTGTTATTGTTTTTGAAGAAGCTGCAGAATATTTAACTTCACAATACCATTTGCCTTTTGAAACAGCAAAAGTAGATGTATTATATGATTCCACACCAGAAGTGTCCATAACAACCTGGAGATTTCCTTCAGTAAAAGTAGAACCTTGATAAAAATTATCCAAAGGATTCATAACACAAAAATTATTAGTCGGTGTATCTGTAGCTTGATCTGTTGCGGCTAGACCACCTTCAGTAAAATCTGTTCCGCCATCAACCGCATTTCCAAGATTACCACTATCTTCAAAATCTAAATATACTCCATTAGTTCCTACTGATAATCCTGATACATCTATCGGTTTCCAAATTGTCGGACTGTCAGAATCATATTCACCAAAATTTGTAACTGCTGAAGCTGTTCCATCTATATAAACTAATTCTGCAATATAATGACTTCCTCTAATATTTCTTCCACCCATATCATTAACAAAGTGGGTAAAAGAAGTATTACCAAAATTAAAAGCCGCATCTTCATCTGGATAGCTCGATGTTGCAAAACTTGTTTCTTGTGTTCCATTAACATAAATTTTTATTCGGTTTGACGCTGTGCTTTCAGTTGTGTCAAATAAAATACAGATATGGTACCAGGCGGAACAATCACGAAAAAGTCTATTAGTAGTTACTTCATAAGTATAACCACTATTATAATAAGAACATTCTATTTTATCATCAGCATCAAAAAAAACCATTCTTGCATCATTATTAGCATTACCATCACCTGTTCCAAAAATTGGAGAACTTTGACCAAGTTCAACTCTTTTAACCCAAGCTGAAACTGTCCAAGTGGTATTAGAACCTGTTGATGCTATTGCTCTTGACATTTCAGCACTACCACTATCCTGAAACATACATGAGTTGGCTATTTCATAACCTGTTGAGGCTGTTGCTGTTGCTACATTACCTGGTAAAATTAAAGGCATTAACTCTCCAATGTTGGTAGTTCGCCTAATGGTCTAGTAACTGATCCATCCTCTTGTTCTGTATAAGTGTATAAAGTTTCAAGAGCTGGTGTATTACTAGCATTTGTAATTGCTGTTTCCATTTCAGCAGCTTTTGTTCTAACTGCTGCTCTATGATTAGTGATTGCACTTGGCACTGCTGTGCTTGCATCTGCTTTTCTAACAATATACCAATCTGTATCTTGTAATATTCCAGCAGCTTGTTGCTTAACTGTTCTAATTAATTTTGTTTTTAAACCTTCTGTTTTAACTTCTCCTTCAGTACCTTTTCCATCACTTTCATCTTGTGCAGTCCATAAAGTATCAGCATGAGCTTTAGCTGTTGCTGAACCATAACTTGCTGTAATTTTTCCACCAGCAAAAGCAAATGATTGATTGGTATTGGTATACCATTGCTCATTTTTTTTATTTGAATCATCAAATTCTACTTCATAAATTCCAATAGCTTCTAGTTCTGACTTACTCCATAATTCAAATATTTTTCTTGAATGACGAACATCACTAATAACTAAACCTTTTGGTTTAGTTATAAGTTTTGTAATTGATCCTGATTCTACTAATCCCCACATATTATCTCCTATTAACTCTCA